TAAATTTATTTATAGGCGGACGGGCGGACGGGGTCACCCCTTTCCATATACCCCGGGTAATAATTTAAAAAAGAGACTCCTTACTCAAAACCCCCGCGGGGCAATTTAGCGGGGGCGGTCCCGGACTATCATATTAAAAGTTAAGCTCTTAAATTTTAATTTCCCCCGGCGGTATTAAAAGTACCCCCCCCATCTCAATTTAAAAAGGGGTCCCATCCAGATTTTTTTTCTAAAAAATTTGACTTAGTTTTTATTAGGGGCTACGATTAAATATATGACAAAAATATCTCTTGCTAAAAATCAGTCGGCCGACAAACAGTATGCTTATGCTGAACAAAGAATCCTCGGACCAAGCACTACTAAAAAAAAATCAGCCCTAGCGGTTGGATATACGGATGCAGTTTCCAGATCGGTTGTTTCAAAAATTGAAAGCAAGCCCGGTTACCACAATGCGGTGGTCCAATTGGCTAATAAATCTAACTCACTCGCCCTCTCGGCAATGAAGGAATTCGAGGCCCGGGGGTTCAAGGACTTCTCGGATAAGAATTTGATCGGGGCGTTGAATGCAATCGGGGCGGCCTGGGAGAGATTTAATAATCCAAAGAATCGGGAGCCGGCGAAGGACGATGGGAAGAATAGGTTGAGAACTATCATTTTACAGAATGTTAAAAACCAAACGATCTCCGCTCCCGCTAAAAACACTATCGTTGAAAAAGTCGAAGTATTACCAAATGCGGAAGATCTGGGATTTTAATATGAGCTATATAATGAATACAATTAAATGTAAAAAATGTGGAAAAGAGATGAATGTCTCGACTGGAACTTTCGGCGGGGGGGTTCCAAAAGAATGTCCCGAGTGTAAAACAGAGCTCGATTATGAAGTAATATCCGATGGATGGAATGCCAAATAATTTATGTTCAATCATCAAATAAAAGCAGCGAAGTGGGAGGTGGATGCCAGGCCTCTTTCGCAGACGGAGCATAATAACAATGTGGTGGAGGCTTTGATGGCGAATCCGGAACTTATTAAAAACAAACGATGGAGATTGAATAATCTCTATTGGATTATTACGAAGGACGGGAAGAAGGAGGTGTTCACAATGAATCGGGCCCAGAGACATTTCTTCGATACTTATATCGATATACCGAAGCCATATCACAGGCATATAATTTTGAAAAGTCGACAGCTCGGTTTCACTACTTTCATTGATTTGAACGAGTTGGATGAGATACTTTTTAATACAAACAAGGAAGGGATTATTATCGCTCACAAACTGGAGGATGCCACGGAGATTTTCGACAAGAAGATCGACTTTGCGATTCGAAACATGGCGGATGAGGTGAAGGGGGCGTTCTTTAAATTGAATCGAAACTCGGCGAGAAAAATACAGGTCATTATGGATTATGGGTCGGAGGAAGGTTCCACTTCTTCTATAGCAGTCGGGGTGTCCGGGCGATCGGGAACTTATCACTATGTACATATATCCGAGTTTGCTAAGATGTGTGTGATGTTTCCAAAGAGAGCCGAGGAAGTTGAAACTGGTACCTTCCCAGCTGTCCCTTTCGATGGGTTTATTTTTATTGAATCAACTGCCGAAGGGATGGCTGGTAGATTTTACGAGATGTTCAACGAGAATTGGTTGAGGAGAGATAGTATCACGGCTCAATTATCGCAGGTTATGTTCATGCCACATTTCTACAATTGGCAGTATGACGATATGGAAATGAAAAAGATCTATGAGTGTACTCCAACTGATAAGATGGACGAGTGTGAGATCGACTGGGGGGAATATCAAAAGGAGTACAATTTGACGGATCTCGAGATTACTTATTACTACATGAAGTGGTTACAGTTCGGAGGAAAGAACGGAACGGATGCGGTGAAGAAGTTGAAGCAGGAATACCCGACTACGCCGGAGGAGGCGTTCTTATCCACAGGACAAACATACTTTTCCACAGCTAAAGTGGCGAGTTGTTTGGCTACGGCGATGCCCGGGACCAAGGGGGAGCTCGCTCCAAATGAGAAGGGAGAATATATATTCCAACCAATATCCAATGGGAGGCTGGAAGTATTCAAAAAACCAGAGGTGGGGACGAGATATATTATTGGAGGTGATACCGCGGAAGGTTTGGCTCATGGAGATGCCCAAGTACTTTATGTGATCAATCATAAAACGGAAGAGTGCGATGCAGTATACCGATCTCAAGTTCCACCAGATGAGTTGGCCACGGATGCCTATCATCTCGGGAAGTATTATAACTGGGCTTTGCTTGGAGTGGAAAGTAATAAGGATGGATTATGGGTAAATGATGCTTTGGAGAAGATGGGGTATTTGAACCTTTATTATCGAAAGATTTTCGATGACATAACCCAAAAGATTACACATTTCTTTGGGTGGAAAACTACAAGTGCGACAAGACCGTTTGCATTGGCTTCTTTGAAAGCGATATTTATTCGAAAAGACTCGGGATTCCCGGCAGTTTTATTGAATGAAATGTTTACCTTCATTCGAAATGCCAAAGGGAAACCGGAGGCAATGGATAGGAAACACGATGACGTAATCATGGCCGCGGCGATCGGTTATGCTATTTTACAAGAGCAGGGTAAATATATTGATACCTCGGAAGGAGGCGAAGGCTTTAGTCACATGAAGGCAATTTTCGGGGAAAAACAATAAAGTTTATGGCACGGGAGTATAAGTCTTTGAGATTTAATTTAGATGATGGTAAGGATATTCCCCATCATCGAGAACATAGAAGTAAAAAAGGGAGGAATTGTAGAAATTTTGCAACAAGTCCGGCATATTTTGAGTATAAAAGAAGAAAATGGGAACAAAAATACGAAAAAGATGATGAAAACTTGCAAATTTTTTAATACAAGTTTACAATTTATATATAATGACCGAAAAAAAGAAAAAATATCAAAAAAATTATCGGGAAACTCCTAAAAACAAAGAAAAGGCTCGACTTGCTGCTATCGAATATCGAAATGATCCAAAAAGAGTAGCTTATCGGGCTGAATATAGGGGACGAGTTAAAAATAGAGTAGCTGAAGAATATCAGTTGTTAAAAAAACAAGTTTTTGATGCTATGGGCGGAAAATGTATAAAATGTGGATTTTTAGACTACCGTGCTCTACAGATTGACCATGTTAATGGAGATGGTTTTTTAGATAAAGCCGATGGTTATAATGGTAAAAAAAGATTTATTCAAGCATTAGTTAGTTTTATTAATAAGGAAGGGAAATATCAATTGATGTGTGCTAATTGTAATTGGATAAAGAGATTCGAAAACAACGAGCACTATAAAAGATAAAATAAAAATATGGCAACACTATCAAAAGATGATAAAGCTACATTAGACTTTATCGAGGAAAAGAAAAAGGGGATGAAAAAATCTCAATATCGTGAGAAATTTGATGCACTTGCAAGTGAAATAGAAATTAACCTTGTTAACACTTCGGTTACTTACGGACAGAAACTCTATGAGAAATCTGGCTGGGGATCCATGGTTTTTTATAATAAGATGGCGAATGGAGCGTATGACATTAATGTCTACCCTCAAAAATTGACAGATCGTGATCAGAATCGATCCGGAGTACCCGTTTCACAGGAACCAATTGCATTTTCAAAGATTTTGATCGCTACTTCTGTTTTGGCAGGAAAATTACCGGATGCTGATGTAATTGCGGACGACAAGATATACGCTCGAGCAATGTATGAGTTATGGAAGAGAAGTTGGACTTTGAAGGGAGGAAACGGGGCAAACACTTTGATGCTGACTTACCAGAATCTCTTTACTTACGGTTGGGCGGCATGGAGAACATATCCAAGACGAGTCCAAGCTCCTAGAAATGGAGTTGATAAAATAATGTTTGATGATATTTATCGTGAACCACTAGATCCAAAGAGGACATGGCTTGGAATTGGTTTTAATCACGGAGATTACTGGTCTTGGGGTGAAGTTTATTACGAGAAGGATATGCCAAGAGATGAATTCTTCGCAAAATACCCAGCAGCAAAAAAGAATAAGAAAAAACTCGATTATGTCTCTGATGTAAAAATTGAATCAGCAAATCCAGACATTACAGTTACAGAAGAGGCTAAAGATGAGAACCGAGATAAACTCGAGACTCATGTTACTATCGGTTACTACGAAAACACTTTGCTTAATCGATATATCGTTAAATGTGGAAAAATTGTTATCTATGATGGTGAACTTCCAAACGATGAGAATTATGGATCGGTTGTTACTGTTCGTTGTTTCGTAAAAAATCCTAACGATCCTCATGGAGTTGGACTTTACGAAATGATGAGAGGAAATACTGCACTCTATACTTATATTAATTCTTTGAACGCACAGCAAGTTGAAGCGGAAATCTTTCCATTACTATTCGGTCCACAAGTTCAGAATGGTACAGGTACATATAAGAGAGGTCCAAACATTGTTAATCCAAAGACACCCGGAAGTACAATTGATGTGATTCGAACAACTGGAAATGTTTCAGCTGGTATCGCATTTGCTGATAGACAAAAATTAACTATCGAAGAAAACACTGGAGTCAACAACATTGTTGCAGGACAAAATGCAGAGAGCACTCTTGGATCAACAGTTATTTTGAAAGAGGCAGCTTACCAGAGATTGACTCCTCCAAAGAATTCTATGATCGATGGACTTCAAACAGACGCTCATATTGCAAATTCTTGGATTAAACAAACATATCCTGTTGATAAAATTTTTATGATTGACTCTGATGAAAAATTAGCAGAGTTTGTAAAACAAAATCCAGATTACTTTGTTGAGTCAAAAGAAATTGTTGATGATGAAAATAATTCAAAAGGATATGCGGTTGCAGCCTCAAGAAATTTGAGATTAAATTTTGATTTTACTCCAGATGGAGAATTGATGGAAGATGTACCAACGAGAACAATTTCTTCAAAGAAATTATTTGACGAGCTTAAAGACCACGGACATATTTCTGATTATGTAGAATTTATTATTGATACAGATTCCATGTTGCTTCCTTCTATAGAAATTCAGAAGCAAACATTTATGGCTTTGTTCCCAGTAATTACAAATCAGATCACATTGATCTTCTCGATGAGAAATCAAGATCCAGATGCTTCGGCCGCTCAATTAAAAACTTTGGAAAAATTATTAGATATTCAAAAACAAAATATCTACGATTATATTCCCAAGGGAGACTACGATGCAATCATGGCCAAGAAACCATCTGACTCACAAAAACAAATGCAAGCAGAACAAATGGCTAATGAAGCTAAGAATACTGAAATGCAAACAGTCGCAAGTGGGGGAGCTCCAGGAGGTGGGGGAGAAATGCAATCACCTGGACAACAAATGTCTCCAGACGGAACAAATCCAATGCAAGCACAAAATCCAAATGAAGTACCCCGTCCACAAGCACCAATGGGGAGTGCGGTAGATGCAAGTGTAGGTCGAGCTGCAATGGGAGGAAGTGGGTTCTTTCCAGGGCAATAATTATTAGTTTATTTAAT